ACCGCGCCCCACTAGATGTAGTGGTGTATGAGCTGGCAAAGAGGTGGGGTAAGTTGCCATACGATATCTGGAGCCTGCCTGCTTCGGAGTTCCAGGACATGCTGGACCACTGGGAGATTGAGGCGTTCGAGGTGAACAATGGCTGACCAGCAAGTCAACATGATCGTCAACGTGATCAGCAAGGGGTCTGAGAAGCTCCAGCAGGTCAATCAGGACCTGACGAAGCTGGCCAAGACGCAGACCGATGGTACTGCTATCACCAGCAGGGCCAATGAGGCCATGACCAAGCAGACCACCAACCTCGGTAAGCAGATACCGGTGCTGAGAGAGCTGAACCCGATCATGCGCCAGATGGGGCTGGGGTGGTTGGCCGGTGCCAGTGCTATCGCTGCTGTTAGCGCCGGGGCCATACTGTGCAATCAAGCATTCGGCACATGGCTGTCGTCCATGACCGGACTAGCGGTCAGCCTCAACACCACTACCGGCCAGACCTGGAGCTTCACTGACGCGCTGGATCAGGTGCTGAAGTTGTCGCTGGACACCAATATACCGATGAATGATCTAGCTAAGGCGTACGCCACGCTCAACACTGCCACCCACGATTCTGCTATCAGCCTTGACATCCTGACCGAAGCCATCAGGATTCATAAGGAAACCGGCATTCCACTGAAGCAGATTGTGGACGACCTGACTGCTGCCTATAACGGCAACAAGATAGTTTACGACGAGATGAAAAACGCCATACCTCCAGGAGTGGCTGCTGTACAGGAGTTGGAGAAGCAGTTGTTAGCCAGTGCCAGTGCAGCAGGCAAGTTGAAGGCTTCCATCGATGACAACTGGGCCACCACGTGGGAATCAGTCAAGCTGTCCCTCGGAGCGTTGACTGAAATCATCAAGATTGGGCTATCTTCAGCACTCTTGCCCATTACCAATTTCGTGGCCGCAGTCAAAGCCTTTGCTGCGGGGGAAGGGTGGGTTGACATCCTCGGTCATGCACTAGGACTGGGAGGATGGGAGAATGTGGAGCCCTTGGCTCCGGGGGCTCCTGGTGCACCGACGGACACCACTACGATTATGAAGACACCGGTGTCGGGCAAGGTATTTCCAGAAGAGGCAGCAGAAGAGGATTGGGCTGCAAAGGAAGCAGCGGCTAAGGCTGCGGGCAAGATAGCGTTCACAGGACAGACTGGCCCCAACACTTGGTGGGACCTTTATGGGCAGTACAACTCCAAGTATTACTTACCTGGTGCTCAGTATGGGGCTGATGTTCTGTCTGGCGGGATGCTTAAAGTAGGAGAGGCGGGGCCCGAACTGTTGAAACTCCCAGCCGGTGCACAGGTGGCACCATTGGATCAGGGGAGGTCTGCTGGCCCGAACATTTTACAGGTCTACATCGGCAACGAGCTTCTATCCCAGTTCGTGATTGATGATCTCAACACAGCGGTCCGCCTCAGAGGAGGCCATTAGAAAGGAGATGTCAGTCTAGTGCTATTGGGGCAGAACTTCACGTAGGGGTGCTATGCATGAGCTTAAGGTATGCATGGAAACTGAGGATTTTTGGTTGGATGGTAAGAGGTTGATTTTAGCACAGAGACCGACAGCTATTCTAGTGAAGTTGGCCTCCAGAATGGGAGGCACAGTTTCTATGGACAGCCTGTGCAAATGTTGGGGATTCGATGACAGTGTCTTTGATGACCGGCACTGTGTCATGAATGTGGTGTGCAGGCTGAAAAAGATTCTGGGCAAGGATTCTATCATCACGCGCCCAGGAATCGGGTACTTCTTGAACATGAAGGTTGTGCCGATCAAGCTTGAAGATATCGAAGGGTTGATTAGTTCCTGAAAGAGGTACTATGGCAGAGATATTAGGCGTGGAAATAAATGGTGTTCCGGTGCCTAGCATCCAGGAGAGTACCATCCGGATTGAATCCATTCTTGGCCGGACTCTGGGCAGCGCCAAGATGACGATACACGACAAATACGCCAACCTTCCGGTCAATGAATTGTCTGACGTGGTGATCTACCGGCGGGATACAGGTGAAAGAATCTTTGGCGGGCTGTGCTCCATACCTACAGGTTGGACTGAGGGTCGAAGCCGATGGTGGGAGCTGAATTGCCAACAATACACAACGCTACTTGAGACCACGCTGGTGTTCAACTCCTATCCATCTGGGTTCACTTATGATGGGTTGACGGGAGACAAGGCCATCATCGCCCACTTGTTTGAGAGGTCGGTCGTGGGGTTGGGTGGGGGCGAAGGGTTAGCTAGCGAAATCAACGCAAGGACCTACGTTCAGCAAGCGCTCACCAGTATGGCCGCTATGTTCTTCTTCTACACGTCCTTGCTAGAGGCCATGGTCACTATCAGCAACTACTCGGGTTGGAACTTCCGAGTTGACCATTACAAGCGCCTCCATTACTACCTTAGGGAAAGCGCCCCTGCTACGTTCAACCTCAGTTCCGAGCCAGATGGTGTCACCACTATTGGCTATCATGGCCTGAAGTGGAAGCGTGATGGCACCTATGTCCGGAATGCGTACCTGATGTTCGGTGCCAATCTCTTCAGTAGCCCGCAGGAGTATATACTCCCGAGTAACGGAGCTGACGAGGTGCTGACATTGGGTATCTACGACATTGGCATCAATGTGGCACTGGCCGCTCCACCAGGGTTCAGGACCATCAGGGTCTTCAAGAATACCGGAACCGATGAAACGCCAGTGTGGGCTGAGCAGGTTGTCGGTATTGATTACATAGACACCATACCCCCCAAGCAAGTGCTGCATTCACCGATTGGCCAGACACTAAGGTTCGGGACTGCTCCGCCTAACCTCACAAGCTCGGTCAGGATCATTGCTCTCATACCTTTCACGGGGGGGCAACCGGACAGTGATGCAGCATCCATCCTGAAGTATGGTCGGTTGTTCTCCAAGCGATTGGTGGCCAGTGATGCCAACAGTGTGGCTGCTCTTAGGGCTAAGCTATCGTCTTACAAGCAGCAGTTCGCATATGCTGTGGAGATGTGTACGTTGAAGGTGAATGACTCTGACTTCCCTGTTGGCAGCACAGCCAGGTTTGAAGTTGGTCAGTTCGTGTATCTGACCAATAGCATTTTGGGCATCCTCAACAAGGGATATGTGGTCCATCGTGTTACCACTACCGTTCTTGGGGGCCAGCTCAGGCAGTACGATTTGGAACTCAGGAGTTGGTTCACGGAGGTAATAACGTAATGCCGGGATACGGGGACGACAGAACAGTTGACCTTCCGGAGCTGATAGCTCAGACGCAAAAGGAAACGGAGCCACCGCTGCCGCCTAATGCTCAGCTACTACCCAGATACTTAGGGGTGGCAGACCTGCTAGACGCTCCAACCGATGAGGTAGCGGTGGATGCTTTAGGGCCGAAGTATTACTGTGCCCCTCCAGGTGATGGTAAAGACCCCATCAAGGCCGGATTCTGGATTGTGAGTTGAGGTGAAAGATATGAGACAACCGCTGGTGTTGAAGGATGTGATGAAGGGACTGAGCGGTCGGGTGGAGCTGTCTGCTATTGACCCCAAGACAGGACTGGTGGTAGCTCGCCGCAAGAGGAAGAACCTGGTGGTGACTGTGGGTCGGTATTTGGTGGCCGACCTGTTGATAGCCACCTATGGCACCGGCCTTCACTATTGTGGTATCGGGGTGACCGATACGGAGCCTGACCTGCTAGATGTAGCACTAGCGTCTGAACATAGTAGGAGGGTGGTGACCTTGGGTTCTAGGACTGACAATGAGGCAGCGCTGCTGACGTACTTTCCCAGAACCGAATCGGACTGCTACATTAAGGAAGCCGGCATGTTTGGTGGGTTGGCCACCATGATCAAGGACAGCGGTATGTTGTTCTGCCGAGGGCTGATAGCCTACGATAACAGTGCTGGAACGTATGATGTGTCGATCCTGTGGACAGTCACTGTTGGATGAGAGGAGTGTGAACCATGGCTGTAGTTGAAGGATTCTGGGTAGCTGGGCTTGAGGGTTCCGAGGCTAGGATGAATGCCTGTCTGACGCTGATTGGTACGGCGGCTGAAATCACAGCCTTAAATGCGGCCACCTACAAGCGGTGCTTCGCTTATGCTACCGACATATACCGGTTCTACTATTCCAATGGGTCAACATGGGTGATGATGGGAATCGGCGTTCACACCCACCAATCAGATGGCCAGGGTGGGCACCTTGTGGATGGGGTGGACGTGTCAGCCTTGAAGTCCCAAGCGGATGATAATACGGCGGCCTTGGTTGCGGCCATTTCCGCCGCACCAGCACGGTCTCTGAACACCATCTATCAAAACACCAGTGGGAAGCTCCTCTTAGTGACCGTCTCCCTGCATGGCACCTCTACTAGCACCGTAACTGTTCGTTGCGATGCTGCTGCCACACCTACTACCGTTGTGGCCTATGTTGGGACACTGGCGTCAGGGATGGAGGCATCAATCCCCGTATCTTTCATAGTACCCGTCAACTACTATTACAGGGTATTGATCAATGCAGGGTCACCATCGATATACAACTGGAACGAATGGACGCTGCACTAGGGATAGAGAAGACTGCATGTTTGACATGGCTCGTTGGGGCGGATATCTCAGAGAATGGAGGCAGAACGCGCAGGCAGACGGCGCAGATTCCATGTCGATTCTCTTGCTCTTGCTGTTACAGTGCCAGGAGATCGCCACGATCACGGAAGCACAGATGATCCAAACGGAGCAACGGCTCAAGGATATGTTGGTGGTTCTTATGAAGAGAGAGGAGCTCGGGTAGATGAAAGATCAGACTGACCGCCAGATACTTGAGAGTATCCTCACTGATGTTCAGGCTATCAAGTCTGAGATGATCATTCAGAACGGCGAGATAACCGCTGTGTGCAAGGATGTCTCCGGTCTCAAGAAGGATGTGTACGGCAATGGCCAGCCAGGACTCAAAACGGACATGAACGTGATAAAGACCAAGATGGGGCTGATCATGTTTATTGGCGCAGTCATTATTACGTCTACCATCGGCACGGTGGTGGCTTCGGTATGGTCACTGCTGACAGTGCTGAAAGGTAAATAGGGCATCAGCTAAGGAAAGGAGGCAAACCAATGGATTTCTGGAATGAGTTCGTATCCGGCGTCAACATGGGTGCTCTGTACACCATCGTGGTCCTGATCCTGGCCAACTTGTTCTTCGGTCTGGTACTGGCCATCAAAGGGGGCAAGTTGGAGCTGGTGAAGCTAGCAGACTGGATCACCAAGCGGATCGTGCCCTATGGACTGGGCTATCTCGGTACGGTGGGCATAGCCGCTTTGCCCGCACTAGCGTCGGCTGACTACGCAGAGTGGTTCAAGGCTCTCCCTATTACAGTGTTTGTCTTCATTGTCGCCACATTAGTCGGCAAGTTGAAGGAACAACTGCAGGAGCTGGGGCTGCTTATACCGAACCTACCCTTTGAGGCCAAGAAGCCAGAACCCCCATCCTGACCCACCTCCCAGCGATAGCGGCCCTGGGCTTCGGCTGGTGCCCCCGAGGTCTGGGGCCGCCGGGTGCAGGGCCGCGGGCGTCGGTGCTGGTGCAGTGTCCCGCGACGGGGTACGTGACATGATAATGGCAGTGGTGGCAAAGAGTCCAACGATGATTCCAATTACCAGCGCATGTCTCTTCCACGTCCACCGGGAGTCCATCAGCCCCTCCTATCTCAGTAGCCTCTCAATTCTACCACTCCCCATCAAGCATCTTGTTGATTTCCATATCTACATCCCCTAGCACTTTGTATAGTATGGGGGTGACAACTGACCAAAAGACTTGACAATCCTATCTGACATAGGAGATAATGCGGGCCTAGGAGTGGATTAGGGATGGATGCTGAAAGACAGCGAGAAGTTGACTGGTGGTTGGGGTTAGAACAGGGGAATAAGATGCAGACATTCGGTGAGGTACTCAAAGCGAAACGGGAGAGGAGCAATCTCAAGCAGAGACATGTGGCCTATCTACTCGACATAACCGAGAGCTATCTTAGCCGGTTAGAGTCGGATGAACCGGAGGAGTTGAGACCGCCAACCCTGGGGATTCTTGTCAAGCTGTTGGAGGTTTTCAAGGATGATCCGGAGTTCCGGCTAGACCTCCTGACGTGGCTTTTCATGTTCGTCCACCAAGGCTGGAAGAGGGATGGGGATGCGATGTCGGCCTGACCGCTATCGCACTGACCAAGCTAACCAAGCCTAGAGACTAGGTAAGCAGGCGCCCTTAACCGGGCAGCCGATCATACCGACCGGCGGGTCAATGGAGGGGCTTCCAGGAAGGGCCCGCCGAGTCGGCAACAAAGAAGGGTGAAGGAAAGTGAGACGGACAATACAATCCAAGGTAACCCCTCAATGGCTGAAGAATAGGGGTGCGTGCCTCGTACCAAGTGATCCCGGAGTGCAGTGGTACAAGAAGCAAAAGGACCGTTCTCCGCTCGTATTGTTGGCCCACCTGAAAGCAGAGGATCGCCTAGATTGGGCTAATTGGCTCGTGGCACGCCTACTGACACCTGACCAGTGCGTGCAGTATGCCATCTTTGCGGCAGAGTCGGTATTGTACATCTATGAAGGCAAATATCCAAAGGATGACCGACCACGAGAGGCTATTGAGGCGGCAAAGGTATATCCCCGATTGAAGACTGTCTCCGCTGCCTACGCTGCTGCCTACGCTGCCTACGCTGCTGCCGACGCTGCCTACGCTGCCGCCCGCACTGCCTCCGCTGCTGGTTATCAAGAGACGCTAGACAAGATCATCGACTACGGTATCTCGCTGATCGGTCAGAAGGAGGGTTAAAGAAGTGAGACTACTGCGCCTCACGGTTCACAACTTCAAGGGCCTCCGCGACTTCACACTGGAACCACACGGCAAGGACATCAGCGTGAGAGGGGCGAACGCGACAGGAAAGACGACTCTGGCTGACGCCTTCTGGTACATCCTCTTCGACAAGGACTCCAGCGGACGCAAGGACTTCGAGATACTGCCTCTGGACTCCAACGGCAAGCGCGTCCAGGGCGTGACCGAGGCCGAGGTTGAATGCGCTCTGGCCTACGACGGCGATGGCATAACCAACGGCAAGCAGGTCC